GTAATATTGTTATTAATATCTATACTAGCACCTGTAATAGGAACGCTATAGAAGTCATCTGCTCCAGGAGCAACGTCTGCATTAACATCCATAACTGTTAGCTTATTAACTAAGTAGTTCTTATTAGCAGGTATTTTTACATAACTATCTGTGGTAGGTGCCGCAGTATCGTAAGCAGCCCCTTCGCTTGAAGCAAATGCTGGAGTATTAATAGCTTCTAAAGATAGTCCTTGACCAGACCACTCTACTTGAGCAATATCACTAATATCTACAGAAATACCTGCGCTACCTACCTGAACTCCTTTTACTAAATACATCTGAGTATCGATTAGAAAGTACAAATTAAGCTCGGTAAGCACGTGGGCCGCGTTTTCATTAAACCCAACAGTAAACTTATCGGTTGCACCAAAAACCTCAGATGTATTATCTAAGAAATCTAAAGTCGCACCCTTTTTAACTGCTAGACCTTCCCAAAGTAGCATATCTACTAGTAGTACATTTGACTGCTCTAGGTAGGGAAGGATATAAGTTGTAAAGGACCAGTCTACTGGGTCCATGTTTGTATTAAACCGTCTTGACCCACGAGTTGGTGTTGGGCCTGCTTCGTCTAAGTTAACATCCGTTGTTGCAACAGACTGACCTAGACTATACCCGTCCTGTACGGGAATTTCAAACGTATTTGAGTTATCATGACCGCTTGTAACGGTGCTAACCCAAAGTCGTGTATTACGGGATAAATTAATTGACATCTGATTTGTCTCCTACATTAATCTTGTCTTTTCGTATTTAACTGTTACAGCAACTTCAGCCATTCCAAACGGTGCCAGAAGCCCTTCGTCAGTAGTAATTCTAGTTATCTCACTTAAGTAGGTTTTGAAAGTTTTCTCAGACCCACCAGGTATAGTGATATTATACGAAATTTTTTGGTGTGTGTCAATAAAAGTTTCTAAGTCAGAAATGATTTCCTCTAATTCTCCTTGAGGATCATCCTGGTTTTGTACGTAAACTCGTATATATACAGTTAAATCGGCTAGAGTTTGCATAGAGGGTTGATACTCTCTGGACTCGGGGCCAGGCGTTACGCTAATATACGGAAAATCATTTATATTATCAAAAGTTTTTGACTGATTACCTATGTTTGTATAAATATTGGTGACGTAGTCACCTGTACCGTCTAGTGCCTCTTTTAGCCCTTCTATATACGATTTGGTTATTCCTGAACGAGAACTCATTAACGTCTCCTCTAAATATTATATTCGCTGTTAAGTTTTTGTAAGAGTCATTTGATAATAGATCTCTTAAAGCATAGTCTATTGCGTCTTGGAATAGCTTTATAGGAGAGTACTCAGTGCCAGAATATCTACCGTTAGGTCTATTTTCAAAAACTTCATACGGATACAACATATAAGTAAAAAAGAAAGATGCAGTTCTAGCAGGTGCGTCTGACTCTATACCTGTAACTACACCACTATTGGCCAACCTTCCGGTTCTGTTTTTTAGCTGACCATCTACACCCATATGTTTTTGGGCATAGATTTGTAAAGTCAAATTTAAGAGCCTCTCTAAATTAAAGCCAGAAAGTATTTTTCCTTTCTTATCTCTGAAAAGACCCCAACTTACGTTAGTAGTAGAAGTTCTGTATACTCTTTTAGTTACTTGATTTGTTAGCTCTTCAATATCTTCGTTAGCAAGACCCAGTAGTATATCATCTACTAAAGACTCTGCAGCCTTGAAGAAGTCTTTTATTTGAGGGTCGTCGAGAAAAAATCCATCAGAGGAACTATCAGACCTAGCACGTATAGTTGATACCAGACTTATTTGCTTTAATGTGGCTTTTTCTATAATGTCGATCTGCTGACCTGTGTATTTACCCTTGAACTTACTTCCCAGCGCTTGGGCCATTGTCTTTCTAAATACTTCGGAAGACATTATATAAACCTATATAAATCCATTCCAGCTCTAATGTGTGGTGGTATTACTGAAGGGTCTAAGTAAGTTACTGTTTCTCCGCCTAGAGATTTGGATTTATTAAACTCTCTCTTATAGAAATAAGATATTAGCTCAAAGCAGGGTATTTTTAAGCCGTCAGGAAGCCCGTCGTATCCCCAAGTATAATCTACCCTAGCATAGATAGAGTCTTCAAAATCTACCTCTACAGTGCCCTCTTCTAGTCTAGGCCAGTATTCGAACTCTCTATCATCTTCAACCAGCTCTATATTTTCTATAGAGCTGACAGGAGCATTGGGAAGTATAAAACCACCCTCTGAAACTAGAACTCTTTCACCAGTTACAGTTTGTAAGCTGAATTTGGTTCCGCAATACTTTTCTACAAAGTCATTAACATAAGCAACTAAGGGAGTTAGTTTATTGTCTTGATTAGGCGAATTAATATCCGCGTAATTTTTATAATCTTCTAAAAGAATCATTTTTTGTACCCCTTATAACAAAAAAGGCCGACCATCGGCCAGCCTTTTATATGCTAATAACTATTATACGCCAGAAGCGTATGTGATAGCTACTACACCTTTACCGTTTCCGCTACCAGCAGAAGTTTCGATTAAAGGCTCTAAGTTAAGACGTTGTGTCGCAACGAAAATACGGCGGTCTTTTTCTACGTCAAAGTCGGTACGTACTGTAGCACCACGTTGACGAGCTACCATGAAGTTATTTTTATTAACCATTACACCGAATGCTGCGTCTGCTGCTTTAGCAGGGAACTGGTTAGAAACTAGTACTGGCATTCCGTAGATATTACCTACTTCACCATTTAACTTGGTAGAAGCATTACCTACTTGCTGTACGTCAGCCCAGTTGTCATCTAAAATAAGATCCCAATAAGCGTCTTGAGAGATAACAAGTGCTATGTCACGCAAGTTGATACCATAAAGACCAAGCTTACGACGTGCTTTAATAATTTCTTTAGCTGTTACTAGAACAGATCCGTCGCCTTTAGCTGTAGAAGTTTGTACTGCACCAGCTGCTGTAGCTTGAGTTACTAGGCCCTTTGGCTTAGCAGATCCGTCACCAACCAAGAATGCACGGTCGATTTCATTAGCGTGCGCTTCTACTAAGTGTTGACGTAATAAAGGCACTAAAGCGATGATTGCGTCTTCATCAGTTTCTTCAGTTAAGAAGGTTTTTGCAGCAAGCTTGAAGGTCTTTAATGTACGCTCTGTTAACGCAACAGAAAGCGCAGAACCAGTAGAACCGTTGGTTCCGTAGTCGACTGCGTCAACCCATGAAGCGTTCTTACGGTCAGGGTTAATAGGCATAGTCATTTGCTTGCTGTTCATAACGATTTCGTCGAACAATGGAGCAACAACTAGTTCAGCCTGAATGTCGCGAATCAAGTTCGTAGAGAACTCAGTTTCATAACTTTCGCTCGATACTTGAATGCTTGAGCTAGAGTTTACAGCTTTGACACGCTCTTTGAACGTTTTGCCGTATCCAGTTTCAAACATGTCACACTTCTTAATCATGCCTAACATAACCAGAGTGTCTACGTCTTTTTCACTTACTTCAGCTAATCCTGCTTTAATGCCAGCAGAAACTGGATTCTTGCGAGAAGTAGTTAGTTGAGCAATTTCGTCTTTCATTGAAGCTAGTGCTTCCTCGTGCTTTTTGACAGCTTCTGCGAAAGCACCGTCTTTTTCATTAAGCTTAGTTTTAAGCTCATCAATAAGTTTTTGTGCTTCTTCACTTGCTGCTGAGCGAATACTTTTTTCAGCCTCTTCTTTAGCAGCTTTCTCTTTTGCCGCTTTCTCAGCTTCAGCTCGCTCTGCGTCTTTCTGAGCTTTTACAGCGTCAGTCGCCGCTTGCCCTGCAGCCGTCGAAACTTCTCCAAGAAATTCCTTCTTGAATTTTTCTAAGTCAAAGTCATCCATGTTGGTTTTTTCCTTTTTAATACTAAAGTTTTGTTTAAATGATTCGAAATTATCATCAATACTTTTTGCGACCGAGAAGGTCGAGTCTTGGTTACACGGAACAGCAACAACTGAGATTTCTGTTAGCTCTAAATCCGTTATATAAAAAGTATCAGACTTAGGATCATAGTTTGCGTCTTTGATCATAAATCCAACACTAAATGTTGAAAGGACTCCGTCCTTAATTAGTTGATAAACATTTCCAGCCGCTTTACTGATTCTAGCCTTAATTTTAAGACCCATATCAGTAATGCCTGTTTCGATTGTTTTACCAATAGGATTGCTATGGTTATGGTAAGCAAGAACTATTGGGTTTTTGTAATAATTAGCTAAAGCGTCTGACTTCTGCCAAGTCTCTGTCGGAATTATGTCTCCCGCTCTATCTCTGTTTGTTGTATTAGCATAGCCCTCAATGACCAAGTCTTCTGACTCATCATCTGCCATACCAATCTCTTTAATTTGTGTATTTAAGTGGGCAGAGTAATTAGTTTTTAGATTATTCTTTCGAATCGTCATTCTTCTCTGCTCCTTTTTTCTTGCCGTCTTTTGTTACTTTCGCATCTTGACTACGTTTTTCCATGATGCTCGCTAGGTAAGATTTGCGGAATCTTTCGTAAGACCCAAACTCTTTTTTAATTTCTAGCATTGTAACGGGAGACGCTACTGTTGCTTGATAAAGGTCTTTATTGTTTGGCAAATCGTTACCATAAACCTCAAAGACTTTTTCAATAATCTGATTAGACATCTTCATTCTCCGGTCTTCCGCCCTCTTGTCCAGAAACACCTGTTCCCGAACCAGCAATATTTTGAGGAATTCTTATTTCATCCATTTGAGGATCATCCATAGGTTCCAAACGCATTTTTCTTCTAGCTTCATTACCAGTAATAATACCATTGTTCACTAGAGTAGAATACCTATCGGCTTCCGCTTTCTGGTCTGGAAGCAACGCCGGAACTCTTAATGTTGATAACTCTATATCATAAGCAAAGAAGTATTCTAACGCTGACTCAAATTTCCTCATCATAGGAAGTATCTCTGTGTAGAACCAAAGCTCTAAGTTAGGTTTTAAATTAGCGTTATTACCAGAATCGAGTAGAATAGGTGGAATACCTAGTGCTACACAAACCTTTCTCTCTTTGCTGTCAATAGAATCATTAAACATCATTTCACGGAAGTTAGGATTAGTTACTTGTTTGGCTTTCATTCCACCATCAAGTATAATCGGTCTTCCGTTCCCACGTTTAGGGTTATATTTTTTTAACCATTCCTTTTCCTGACGCTCTTTCATTCTAGCATTTAGAATTTGCTCAGTTTCAATAATCATACCCATAGCGGTACCATTCTTGAAAAAGCTGTCCTGAAAGTCAGTCATTGTCTCACGAGTATAAAGCGACTGTAAGGAGCTGGTTATTCTCGAATCACCTCGATAAAGGCTATTCGAGCTATTGTCTCTAATGTGGACGATCTCGTTTGGAAAGAATTCTTCGTTTGTAAGCCCTTCGTATCTATAATGAGCTACATAAGTATTCTCATCAGGTACGATAGTTACGTTTCTAGCAGGAATATGATAAAGGGATTCTCCGTCGAAGTACCAAAAAGTATTTCCATCAATTAAGAAATCCATCATACTTAAACGCCTAAATGTACTTATATCCATATAAGGATTAGGACGTTTATTCAGTAATCTAGTCAGTTTCTTATTACGAATTGAGGTAACTTTTCCTGTGAAGTCTAATGTCTCTCCAACATCAAAATCCACTAAAGCAGCGTTATTCGCTATTAGATTGACACAGCGGTTCACTACTTCTATGTTTTCGACCGCTCGGTCGATAGTCATAGGTTTCTTCTGAGTAGATCCTTGCTCCCCTTGATCTTCCGCTATTGAGCGTTGGACGGGATTTAACTTCTGTATAATTGTTTGCCAAATTCCCATCTTTACTCCTATAGTATATCGGAAAAGCTAGTAAAGGTCTTTGGAATAAATCTTGAAAATCCTTCTCCAGTAGGTTGGGATTCCTTTCCCGTGGATCTATCCCTGATTCTTTTCACCCATTCTCGTTGTTTAGGTGCAGTACTTAGCGGGGGCTGAGAACCATACACTTTATGTAACGATTTATGGTGTGTATTGCAGAGAGTCATAACATCGTCTACTAGTTCAAAGTAGTAGTCCTTATAGAAGTCCTCTCTTATATTCATTATTTCCTCTTTACTAGCGTTTCTATGGTCAAAGCCTCTAGAAGCACACCAGTCGAAGAATAATAGAGATACTGTATTTGGGTGATGAAGCTCCAGATCTTCTACAGTCCCACAAACTTCACAACACTCCGCATATTTATATTTAGATTTAATTCCGTCACGAACTAGCCGTATGGCTGCTCGTTCTGAAGTATTTTTTGCCATAGTTATCTCTCAAAGGTGAGTTAAAAAATATTCCCCACCGATTCAATAAAGATATTATAACCCACGCGTACAAAAATGTAAAGTATTTCTTTTGCCCGTGCTCTATCTTGCTAGGCTGTACAGTGCGTACCTTAGAGCATCCGCTACGTGCGAGTATTCATCGTGTATAGGTTTCGGTTTAATCAAGTTATCATTTGGATCCCAGCGGTAGTTCACCAACATCTCGATTACATGCTCACAGTCTTTATGAACAATTAACTTATCCTGTTCCACTAGGGACTGAACGTAAGAGATTCCATCTAGGACTGATTTCTTCGCTGCGTTAGAAGGTATATCATACAAACTAACCAAATCAACACGGAATTGAGCGGCCGCTGAGTCCACAAAAATCATATCTACCATGTGACACTCAATCTGTTTAGAGAATGCGTTTGCGTGAACTTCAGTATTCTTACCCGCAGCACAGTAATCCCAAACACAATAAAACTTATCCTCCTCAGGATGATAATAAACTAGTACCGCACCGGTTGAGTCCCTATACCCGGGGTCAATACCCATAATACGATCACAGTATTCGTCTAAATCTAAGTAATCAAAATCACGAACACATTCTTCAAAATCAAACCCTTCGTAAACCTGACCTTCCATTGTGACGAAGGATGCGCAGTACTCTTGCTCGAATTCTGCCCTGCTCATTGATAGTTTAGCCTCACGAACATCCTCTTCCGTCATGCGCGGGTTGTCTCTCCACGTAGAGTGGATTGAGACCCATTGTCCATACTCTTCCTTGAAGCCTCTCTCATAGAAGTCTTTAAAGTAGTTAGATCCCCTAGGAGTTGAAATAAAGATAGCTTTGCTGTTCTTCTGGTCTAATGTAGGTCTGAGTTGGATATTGAAAGCATCGGCTCCTTTACCATCTAAGGCACACTCATCGAATAGTATGCACGAATAGGAGCGACCCACGAGAGAGTCAGCCTGAGAAATAGAGCCGAACTTTATGATTGATCCGTTCTCTAAATGAATCTCTCTATCAGTCTTGTTCTTTGATTTAATCTCTAAATTATGCTTATTTAATATCTTAACCTGCTCGTTCCAGGATATATTAGTCAAAGAATAATTAGGAGAAACAATTAGTATTGTAGATCCAGGTTCTAGAGCTTTTAGAAACGCTATAGCGTTTGCCATAAAAGTCTTACCAGTACGTCTACTTAAACAAGCACAAACAAAGCGGTACCTAGGATCATTGATAGCATTTATCATTGCTATTTGCGGGGGTAACGGGTTTATTCCCTCTATGTCTAGGAAGTTCTGTATAGGTAGCTTTATAT